GACACAGCACCGATCAACTGCTTCTGGCAGAAAGATGCTCTTGAGATTCTGCCTGGTCGTTACGCTGTGCCTTCTGATGCTGGTGTCGCAGTCATGCGTGCCTCGACAGATCAGGGCATCGAGTTGGTGATGCAGAAGCAATACGATGTGAACACAATGAAGACCAAGTATCGTCTCGATACACTCTTTGGTGTGGTCAATAAGCAGCCAGAAATGTCTGGTATCTTGTTGTTTAACCAGACTCCTTAAAGGAAATAATCATGTCCTATAACATCATTTTTACTCAAGGCACTGCGACAGTTACTGTGCCAGCAGGCGAGAAAATCGCCGTTCAAGCATACTCGCCAGCAAGCGTGTTTCAGGAAGTTGGTTTCCCCAATTTCCCTGAAGCACAAGATTTGTTGACGGTTGCGACTGACAACACTACTTATGTCTCAAGCGCATTTACCATTGCAACCAACGTCACTATTCAAGCTGGTGCATCAGGTGCTTACTACGCTGTTGGTGTAGCACCAACGATCAGCAACAATGGAAACTGGCAGCCTCAGGGTGCGCCAGCGAACATTGCTGATGGTGCGTCGATGATTGCCACAGCAGCGGAAGTTTTGACTGGTATCGTAACGGCAACGCCAACGACCACTCGAAGCATTCAGTTGCCACTGGCTACAAACCTCGATCTGGCAACAGAGTTTGCGATTGGTGATTCGTTTGACTTCTCGGTCATAACTTTGGCTGCGTTTGCTTTGACTATTACAGTCAACACAGGCGTGACCATTGTTGGGTCAGCTGCAACGGCTGCAACAGCTGGTGCGTCTGCACGTTTCCGTTTGCGTAAAACTGCTGATGCTACCTATATTGTGTATCGAATCAGTTAATGAACCAAACAGGCCAGCAGAGATGTTGGCCTGCCCTCTTTTTTGGAGAACACTATGATGGGTAAGAAAATGGGCGATATGATGTCCAAGACTATCAAGAAAGAAATGAAAGCTGGCAAGCCCCAAAAGCAAGCCGTGGCTATGGCTTACAGCATGAACAAGCCTGCCAAGAAAGCCGCAAAAAAGAAATGATTAAGTCCGCAGCAATAATTAAGAATGCACCTCGTGCCGAGTGGCGTGAGGTGCGTCTGGCTAAGAAAAAAGCCAAGAAGCAGGCTCAGATTGAGCGCAAGGCCATCAAGGTTTACTTTCCATCGCCAATGAATGTGCGAGTCAGAGAGCCATTTGAGTCGGTTGAGGCCATTGAGCCAGACCCCATTGTTGAGTCTGCCCCGACCCGTGAAGAGATGGCTATCAAAGCTCGTGAGCTTGGCATAAAATTCGATGGCAGAACGTCAGACAAGAAATTAAGTTTACTCATTGCAACAGCACTAGGAGGCTGACATGGGGTATAGCAAGCGGCAGTTCATTACAGCTGCTCTGGAAGAAATCGGTCTTGCATCCTATGTGTTTGATATGCAGCCTGAGCAAATTGATACTGCCAGACGCAGACTCGATGCAATGATGGCCGATTGGAACGGTAAGGGTATTCGCTTAGGTTATCCCATCCCCTCAAGTCCTCAAGATGGTGATCTTGACGAAGAGACCAATGTGCCGGATTCAGCATACGAGGCGATTATCTGCTCTCTGGGCATCAGACTTGCGCCAAGTTACGGCAAGACCGTGATGGGAGAGACCAAGATTGTGGCCAAGCAAGGGTACGACATCCTGCTTCAGCGTGCGACTTATCCTCTTGAGAAGCAGCTGCCTGGCACGATGCCCGCGGGTGCAGGAAACAAGCCTTGGCGTTACGACAACCCGTTTGTCAGACCACCATATTTCCCTGTGGACGCTGGTCCAGACGGTCCAATCGAATACAACTAAGGAACAGTCATGCCAACCATCAATCAATTGCCCCTTCTCAGCCCGATTTCTAGCGGAGATCAGCTGCCCGTTTATTCGCCGAACAATGGCGATGCTCGCAGAACGTCAATCGGCAGTTTGCTGACTTTCTTTCAACAGAGCTTTGCCTCGCCGACACTATCGGTCAATCTGTTTGTGCCTGGCAACGGGTTTAATATTACAGTGCCTACGCCTGTCAGTAACGATCAATGGATGCTCTTGCAGCCTGCTGGCACGCTCGCAACTGGCACGATTACGCTTCCGTTGAATACTGGTGTGCCTGATGGTACGTCGGTGCTGATTACGACAACGCAAGAGATTACGTCTTTGACAATTGCTCTAAATGGTGCGTCGGCTATTTACGGTGGCGTGACATCATTAGCCGCAGGAACAGCGACAGCAATCCGGTTCTATCAGCCAACGAATTCTTGGTATCAGATCAACGCTGAGACGGTCTATGCTGCTGGCATTCAGACTTTCTTGGCAAGCCCAACGAGTGCCAATCTACGGGCTGCGATGACCGATGAGACAGGCACAGGTCTTTTGGTGTTTAACACAAGCCCAACATTGGTCACACCAACACTGGGTACGGTTGCAAGCGGCAACATTTCTGCTTGCACATCAACCAGCATGGTATTGGTGACACCGATTCTAGGCACACCAACTTCTGGAACATTGACCAACTGCACTGGTTTGCCAATAGCCACTGGCGTATCGGGTTTGGCTGCAAACATTGCAACATTTTTGGCAACCCCATCAAGCGCAAACTTGGCCGCAGCATTAACTGATGAAACTGGCACAGGCGCAAATGTATTTGCGAACACCCCAACATTGGTGACACCAGTTATCGGTGCAGCTACAGGCACAAGTCTATCAACCACTGGCAATCAAGTCATCACTGGAACTGGGAAGCAGGGTTATGCAGTCGGCGCAGGCGGCGGTGTGCTACAAGCCACGAGCAAAGCTACAGCTGTGACGCTTAACAAGTCATGCGGTCAAATAACGATGAATGGCGCTGCATTGGCTGCATCCACCACCGTATCTTTTACGATGACCAACAGCACAGTTGAATCTGGCGACATTATCGTAATGAATCACATATCAGGCGGCACGCTTGGCTCGTATACCCTGAATGCCTCATGTGGTGTCGGCACTGCTGACATCAACATTCGCAACGTTTCGTTAGGCTCTTTGTCAGAAGCTGTGATTTTGCGCTTTGCTGTCATTAAAGTTGTAGACACTTGATGGCTACTAAACCCAAATCCTCGGTCAACGCAGCTGGCAACTATACAAAGCCAACGATGCGAAAGCGTCTCTTTGCGGAGATCAAGGGTGCAGCTGTGCAGGGTACGGCAGCGGGTGAGTGGTCAGCAAGGAAGGCGCAACTTTTAGCAAAGAAGTACAAAGAGAAGGGGGGGGGATATAAATGAGCAAGGTCAAAACCCACTATTTACCAAGCGGAAAACCGTACACGGGTTCAACGCATAAGGTCGGTTCTACTTTGATGACTGGTGCTAAACACACAGATAAGAGTAAGAATCTAACCCATACGCCACCCAAGAAAAAATGAAAGCCCCTCAGAAAAGCCTCAAGGATTGGGGAAGTCAGGATTGGCGCACGAAGTCTGGCAAGAAGTCATCCGAGACGGGTGAGCGTTATCTGCCAGCTGCGGCGATCAAAGCTCTGACACCAGCCGAGTATGCAGCCACCACCAAGGCCAAGCGGGAAGCTACAGCAAAGGGCAAGCAGTTTGCTAAACAACCTAAGAAGGTCGCAGAGAAGATTAAGAGATTCAGATGAAAAGCCCAGCCTACACTCGCAAGGAAGGACAGAACCCCAAGGGTGGCTTAAATGCCAAGGGTCGTGCGAGTGCCAAGGCCGAGGGCATGAATCTGAAATCTCCTGTTAAGTCTGGTGACAATCCCCGTCGAGCTAGTTTCTTGGCTCGCATGGGTGGCAATGAAGGGCCAGAGTACAAAGATGGAAAGCCTACTAGATTGTTGCTAAGTCTTAACGCTTGGGGCGCATCTAGCAAGGCAGACGCACAGGCTAAAGCAAAACGCATCAGTGCACGCAACAAGGCGAAATAATAATGGATTACGAAACCCTTAAAAATGTATTAAATGAAAACCAAGGGAAAAACTTTGTCCGCAGGATTCTGAACCCAGAGGCATACCCAGTCATGGACTTAGGTGAAGGTAATATTGCCACACACCAGATGGAATATTCAGAAGCTGGGCCAAACAAGTTTATTGTTTACCCAAGAATTGCATACGAAAATAAAGAATTGAAAAATTATGGTGATGATGCTTTTGATCGGGCGTTAAAAAGCAAGGACTACATTTCTTTTGACAATGAGGCAGATGCCGAATATTTTTCCAAAAACTACAAAGAATACTGGGATAAAGAAAAAAAGGTCTTGCCATCAGTAGGTGAAAAGTAATGCAAATTCCTATCCTCAGCGGAATCTTTACCGACAACGGGCCAGACTTTAGAACAGCTTACCCTGTCAACCTTGTGCCTGTCCCAAAGACAAGCGGGATTAGCTCTGGCTATTTGCGCCCAGGCGATGGCATCGTGGCAAACGGAACAGGGCCAGGGGCGGATCGAGGTGGCGTGAATTATCGTGGTGAGCTTTATCGAGTCATGGGGACTAAGTTCGTTGAAATTTCAAGTGCTGGCGTGGTCACAGTTCTTGGCGATGTTGGTGGCCCTGTAACTGAATTGGTGACCTTTGACTATAGTTTTGATTACCTTGGTATTGCTTCTGGCGGTCGCTTGTATCTTTGGGATGGCACGCTTCTACAGCAGATAACCGATCCAGATTTGGGTGTGGTTTTGGATTTCGTATGGGTCGATGGTTACTTTATGACCACCGATGGCGAGTTCTTGGTGGTCACAGAACTGTCAGACCCGTTCGTAGTCAACCCTCTCAAATACGGAAGCTCTGAAGCTGATCCTGACCCTGTGGTGGCATTGCTCAAGCTACGCAATGAAGTCTATGCGTTAAACAGAAACACGATTGAGGTGTTTGACAACGTGGGCGGAGCTTTATTCCCATTTGCGAGGATTGAAGGCGCACAGGTTCAAAAAGGCGTGGTGGGTACATTTGCGTGCTGTGTTTTCCAAGAGACGATTGCATTCTTGGGAAGCGGACGCAATGAAGCACCAGGCATCTATCTTGGCGCAAATGGAATGGCCAAGAAGATCAGCACTCAAGAGGTCGATGAGATTCTGCTGCAATTCACAGAAGAGCAGCTCGCTCAAGTAAAGCTAGAGGCACGCAATGATCGAGCGCATCAGCACTTGTACATTCATCTGCCAGACAGAACGATTGTGTTTGATGCGGCTGCGTCTCAGGCTTTGCAAGATTTGGTATGGTTTAACCTGACATCCACAATAGTTGGGTTCTCCCAGTATCGTGCAAGAAATTTGATTTGGGTGTACGACAAATGGATGATCGGCGATCCACAGTCTAGCAATATTGGCTATTTGGATGACACGATTGGGTCACATTGGGGCGAACAGGTGCGCTGGGAGTTCGGCACGCTCATCGTCTACAACGAGGGAAAGGGTGCATTATTTCACCAGATGGAGCTGGTCAGCTTAACGGGTCGGGTCGCTTTAGGCGTTGATCCCCAGATCAGCACCAGTTACTCGGTGGATGGTCTGTCGTACAGCCAAGAGAAATTTATTAAGGTTGGCACGATTGGCAACACATCCAAGCGTCTGTCATGGTTTCAACAGGGACACATGAGGAACTTTAGAATCCAGAAGTTTCGTGGGGACAGTGATTCTCATGTTTCTTTTGTGCGTCTTGAGGCGAAGATTGAAGGGTTAGCATACTAATGGCTAAAAACTTTAGACCTTTGAGACTGACAAGAGATCAACTTGCATCTTTTCTGGGCGATTTTGAACAGATCAAGCAGTTTGAGAATTTGTTTGCTGTTGCTGATACCGTTGTAGATTCACCAGATGACATCCTTGTAGTAACCATTGCAGTTGGAACAGCGCAGGCAACAGCCAACGATGCTCTGTCGCAGATCAACGAACTGGATCAAGACGTAGAATTACTGGCATTAGCTCCGGTGCGGAACAATATTGAGCTGTCACATGATGTCAATGGCATCTTGCCCTTTGCAAACCAAACCGCCAGAGTGCGATCAAATCAGGTGCTGACATGGCTTTCGATGTAATTACCCCGACCAAGTTTGGACAGGCTGCCATCACCACAGGCGTGACAACGCTTTACACAGTCCCAGCTGCAACCCGTACATTGCTGAAAGAATTTAGTATCGCCAACACCACAGCAGCATCAATCAATGTGCGGGTGTTTTTAGTCCCATCAGCAGGCACAGCAGGCACATCAAACGCTTTTCTCTATGATGTTTCTGTGCCGAACGCCAATGCTTTGCAATACAACGGAATTGAAGTATTAAACGCAGGGGACACCATCCAGATTCAAGCCACATCCACTGGTCTGACTATCATCGCAAGCGGTGCGGAAGCAATTTAAGGAGCAATCATGGCTGTCACAGTAAAGGTGCTGATACCAGCAAAGCAGGCAGAAAATGCCCAAACGACCCAGTATACGGCAGTCAATGCAAAAGCCATCATTGATAAATTCACAGTTACCAATACGACTGCGGGTAACCTCACATTCAGCTGTAATCTAGTCACATCTGGAGGTTCTGCGGATGCGTCAAACCTTATCATTGATGCGACCAGTATTGCGGCAGATGCGACTTATACTTGCCCAGAACTGGTGGGTCAGGTATTAGAATCAGGTGGGTTTATCTCGACAATTGCGAGCGCAGCCACATCTTTGACCATTCGGGCATCAGGCCGAGAGATTACTTAAAGGAACGCAATGAAGAACTTTATGATTATCCCCAAGGGTTTCATGGGCCTGCCCAGTGAAGAGGAGTTCTTGTCTCCAGCTGAGAACAAAAAGAACTTTATTGTTGCTGTGGAGAACTGGTATTACGGTCCAGAAGAACCTAGCAACGACCCCAAGGCAAACCCTGAGTTTTACAAGGTTCTGGCTGATGCGATGCAGTGCGACGAAAAAGACGCAAGACGCAAGCATTGCTCAAACTGTGGATATTACGACAACAGTCTGATGGCACAGGTTCGCATCGAGCGCATCCCGATGGCAGGCTACGATACGGGCTATGGTTTCCGTGGTCATTGCGAGAAGCTCAATTTCATCTGCAATGACATGAGGGTTTGTCAGGCTTGGGAAGACCGTGAAGAAGAGATGGATTGAAATGACAATTTGTGTGAAAATGCCATTGCTGAGTCTATTGAGCCACCAGCAGCTTATCCCATTGGGGGGCGCATGACTGATTGGCTTAGAGAGAACCTACAGAA